AACCCCCAAGGGTCGTTTCCGACCCCAACCACAGGAGCAAATCATGCCCACAATGGCTAACATTACTGTCAAAAAAGCTGACACTACCACGGATATCGTCTGGTCGGCACTCACTCCGAGTGCTGGTGACAACGTCCCGGCCCAATGGCGTTCTGAAACGGCGTCTTCCCAAAACAACGGGAAGCCGCTCGCGAGTCTCACTTCCAAGTGGAATGGAGATCGGTCTGCACGACGGCTCAATTTTGAGTTTCGCTATCCACAGGTTGTCACTGACAGCACCACCGGTTTGGTTTCGGTGGTGAACTACGTGCCAATCACCTTTTCCGCCGCATTGGCTCAGGGTGTCCCTGACGTCGTTGCGGCTGAGGCCATTGCTCAAGCTATCAACCTGCTGAAAAGCACGTTGGTCCAACAGTCCCTGGTTGCCGGCTTCGCGCCGACCTAATCAATGACTGTAGAAACGCTTGTGGCATTGCCACTGGCCTTCTTCGTTGGATTGCTCCTCGGGGCATTCTTAATGGTCATCCGACCACGTTGATAGGTCCTTAACGGAAAAGAGGTTTCAGATGTCAAAGCACACTTTAGGTAATTCCTTCCAAAGTGTCGTGCTCAGATTCCTGAGCGCGCTGGACTCCCCACGCAGCCTCACGGTTGCGGTTCTAATAAAACATGGGGAATGGGACCAAGTCGTTTCTCTGACTTGTGCCCCTGAGCAGTACCGTGACGCTTTGCACTACTATAAAGCTGAAGCGGCTACTTCTCTCCTCCGCAAATGTGCCGGTTTACCGACCACGTTTGATCGGCGGGATAATGCGCTGAAGTCCTTTATCGCTGCTGAGAAGCAGTGTTGCAAGACGAACGCACGCCTGTTACATTTTGTCAATAACGAGTCTGATCCTCTGGACCCGCATGACGAAACGATGTTTGGGATCATCTCAGACATTCGAAAAGATGTTGCTTCCCTTTTGGGGAAGTTACCAGATGTGCTCGACCTCAAGCATGGACCTGGCGCCACCTTTGGCGACCGTGGTGGCTCAGTTTCGGCCATTCACAAAATGTCTTCCCGTCCTACTATGACTTCGCTTGCTTCCGCCTTACTGCCCTTATGGGCAGGCACCGCATGGTGTCGGGGGTTGATGGCTAGTCATGACAATCGTTCGCAGCCTAAAACCGTTAAAGGCAATAGGTTTACCGTGGTTCCTAAAGATGCTGTTAAGGATCGCGGTATAGCGATTGAGGCATCCTTAAACGTCGCCTATCAGCTTTCGCTGGGGCGGTTAGTCAAGGGTGTTCTTCAACGCAAATGGTGGTTAGACCTTCGTAAAGGTCAGACCCTTCACAGCTGGTTAGCTCGTGAAGCCTCTCGCAAGGGCCATCTCTGCACGATTGATTTATCCAATGCTAGCGACACGGTCTCAAGGCTTTTAGTTCGGCTCTTTCTGCCGAGCGACTGGTACGATGTCATGTCCAGTCTGCGCTCACCATCGACCTTGGTTGATGGCAAGTGGCATTTCCTTGAGAAATTCTCCTCAATGGGTAACGGCTATACGTTCGAGCTTGAAACGCTCATCTTTGCCGCCATCGTCCGGGCTTGCGCCCGGCTACATGGTATCACTCTCACCCCGATGGACGTTGGGGTTTACGGAGATGATATTATCTGTCCCACGGAGATTTCGTGCAGTGTACTCTCTCTTCTGAGGTATTTTGGCTTTACGCCTAACCCGAAGAAGACCTTTACTACTGGGTCTTTTAGAGAAAGTTGTGGTGGTGATTTCTACGCCGGTTTCGACGTACGAGCTCACTATGTCAAGGAAGAACCCAATGACCCCGCAACTTGGATTGCCTTCGTAAATGGACTCACTAGAGTTGAAGAGCGGCTTGCCGCTCTCGGTTCAAAGGTGTCCTTGAAGGCGGTGAAGAGGGCTGGTTTAGACCAGCTCCCGACACCAATCCGTACATTTTTTGGTCCTCCTGAACTCGGCGATCTCGTTATTAATACACGTGACGAGTCGAGGTGGAACGTTGTGGTTCGTTCCTCTATCAGGTATTTCCGGGTCTGGCGGCCGGTTGGCCGTCTGAATCCGAATGGGTGTTTCTTACCCGGACCATTACTAGCTGGAGCCCTATACGGTGCTTCATCCCGAGGGTGGAGTCTTCGTGACGACATCCAAGGGTACCGTACGGGTAGAGTAGCCTTCTCTTGAAGGTTAACTCTCACCACGCCGCCGGGTAACCGGTAGCATAGGTCGTTGGTCGAGTTTGTCG